GGGCGGATGATAAAAGGGGCGCTGAGGCTAACGGAGGCTATAAAAATGAAGTACCGGCTCACGCTTAAATCGCGAAACAAGAAGACCGGGCCAATCCCGGTCAGCACATCGAGTGCGGACTCTTGTCCGCCATCCTGTCCGTTTATGCGCGGCGGTTGCTACGCCAAAGGTGGGCCACTGGCTATTGTATGGAAACAAGTGGACGACGTCGGAACGGATCTGGCGACGTTCTGCGCTAAGATCGCGGACTTCGCGCCGGGGCAATTGTGGCGTATGAACCAAGCGGGTGATCTTCCCGGCGTCGGCGAGACAATCGATACCAAAGCGCTCGGCGCTATCGTGAAGGCGAACCGTGGCAAGCGTGGCTTCACCTATACCCACAAAAATCCGGCCACCAAGCGTAACGCCGCCGCGATAGCAAAGGCGAACCGCGACGGCTTCACGATTAACCTAAGCGGCAACAATCTAGACCACGCCGACCAGCTGGCGGACCTGGATATCGCGCCAGTGGTTACGGTGCTACCTAGCGACGGCGCCAGCACCACGACGCCCAAAGGCCGCAAGGTTGTGCAATGTCCTGCAACATCACACGCGGCGCAGCATGATTACTTACACGGCGGAGTCAGCTGCAAGACTTGCCAGTTATGCCAGCGCCAGCGCGACGTTATCGTTGGATTTCCGGCCCACGGCGCGGCTCATCGTAAAGCTAACGCGATCGCGGCATAGGAAGGATTTCAAAATGTCTATGCTATCAGCGCCTATCGAGTACATCGTCGAGCATATTCTGCCCAATTATTCCGACGCAGAATTGAGCGGAATGCTGGCCGCGCGAACGAACAAGGATTCGCTACTTTATCGCGCGATCATTCAAGAAATGGGCGAGCGAGTCGCTCGGGAGGGGGGGCCGGCATGACAATCCACACAACAATCACGCAAGACCGCATCGTTGACGCCGCCGAGCGCAGCATGTTCGGGGCTGATAATCCGGGATTCTGTACCGCGTGCGGCGAGGAACAGGAAGGCGTCGAACCCGACGCGACGCGAATAGAATGCGACGCGTGCGGCCAGCGCGCGGTGCATGGCGCCGAGATGCTGCTGTTGATGACCGTTGCTTAAGGGATGCTCTAGAAAGGGCGCTGAGGCTAACAGAGAGAGGCTAGACCATGAAAATCGGAACAGTACGAACCGAAGAGGCGAGAGCCTACGACTCCCACGCTGGCTATCACCAATTTCACGCCGAGGACACTCAAGAGCCTTATGGCTCGTTTGAGGTGTTCTGGCACGATGGGGAGCGCCCGATCTTCCTTGACTATTGTGTCGGCGTACAACCCGGCTGGTACTGGTGGGCCTGTTTTCCTGGCTGTATGCCATGCGGCGAGCCCGCCGGGCCGTTCGCCTACTCGCAACAGGCGCACGAAGACGCCGACGAATGGTCCCCAGACTACGACGAGGCTATGTGATGGCGTTCATACATTTTTCGGACTTCACGCCGTGCGCGTTTGTAATCGTGCGCGACGGTGGCAACCCGCAAAGCGAATCCGATTCAGTGTTGATTCAAACGGATTGGGATCATCCCGGCGTGGCTAGTTGCATGGGATGGTCACCTTGCCACCGCGAGACCGACGGGACCATTGACTGCCCAGAGTGCGGGTTGACGGCCGTCTCTTTCATACGCGAGGCCGGCGAGCATATTCGCGAACACGCCGGCGAATCTTTTCCCGACCTCAACGAATACTTTGGAGGCTAAAATGGACCACTACCCACTGGCATCGATCCGTACCCGATACCACGGCCCGACCGACCATCGCGGCTCCCGATTCACCGCGACGGCTGACGATACCAGGGACCGGCAGCGCGTGACCGTTGGCTGCAACTACGCGCTCGATATCGATGCGAACCATGCCGCTGCCGCCCAGGCGTGGCTGGATAAGTTTCATGGGCTGCGCCAAGTCGTCCTCACGGACACGGCGCTGGTGTTTGCTGGCGACTATTATCACACTTGGACTGACCGAGGTGCGGCATAGGGAATCGCTTCTCATGCGGGGCGTTTACACGCGCCCCGTATGGGTGGCAGTTCTGACGACAACAGAGAGAGGCTAAATAATGCACAACAGAAAACCATCACCCGATTTCGGGTCCGTCGGCTGGGCGATCAGGGCCGGCAAACAATCCGCCCGCACAATTCGCTCGATTCGCTCGGGCGGGTACAAAACCGCCCGCAAACATTTCAGCTACTACAGCGACGGGCGGTGGGCCCACGGCGCAGCCCGTCGGGCGCTGTCGAGTGTCGCGAAGCTCGGCAACCCCAAGCCGTACTTCATCGGCGATGCCAGCGACGGTCGCCGCATGATCTACGCGCTGAACGCGCAGGACAGCTTGCGGAAGGGCCGTGCGATCTACTGGGCCATGCGCCACACCGGCCCAGGTGCGGCATGAGCGAACGCGGGGTAGTAACCCCGAGACCGTGCATCGGCTGCGGCGGGAGCGGCCGCAGCGGCCAGCAACCGTGCCGGGTCTGCGAGGGGCGCGGATCGCTCCTCACGCTGGAGCTGGAGCCGGCACCGACCACACCAACAACCCACAATCACAGAGGCTAGAGCCATGAAGTACCGCAGCGACTTCTCAACGAAACAAGATGACGGCGCTATCGCTTGGTTTTCTAAGTGGATGGGCGGCCCTACGCTTTCCAAAGTCCAGAATTGCCGCCTTCACCTTGCCGGGGATATGAGGCGTTCTGTTTCAGTCGATGGCGAGGCTGACACCTGCTTTTCAATTCCCGCGTCGTGTTCTATCGCAGGGTGCCGCGTAAAGGGTTACCTGACCGCCGATGGCGATGGTTACCTGTTCCGGCCTGTTTACTACTGACCGGCCACGCGAGCCCCCTCCCTAATCACAGAGGCTAGAAAATGATCGTCGGAGCAAAATACGAAGTCAGGCGGCCACAAGACACGCACCTTGGATGGGAAAAGATTCAGATTGTGGCACGTCGTGAGGTTGCCACTGTCACAACGAAGATCAAAAACGAGACACGTCAGCGCACTGAATTTGAATATGTTGCGATAGGCGACACAGACTTAGTTGCGTTGAGCGAAGACGATCTACACGAAGATTTGATGATGAACTACACCTTCACCGGAATAGAGAGGCTAGGACAATGAAATTCACGCCAGCGAGAGGAACTAGGCTCCAGAGGCTTCTGATGGTCTCGGTCGCCGGGGGCACGCTACGGCACGATTTGGAGCCGTCGCAGCCGCCTCGAACGCGGCCGAGCCTCGGCGAGGTGCTGGCAGCCTTGACCATCTTCGCGACTATGGTCGGGGCCTGGGTGCTGCTGCCATGAGAACGCCGTACATGGACGGGCGCGGTGCGGTCCACTTTCCAGGAGGCGAACATGACTCCCCTCGAATGGGCGATTCTCTGGTTCGTAGTGCAGATTCTGTTGAGCTAGAAAAACAGCAAGAGCAGGATTTGATCGAACTTGAGACGGCCGAGCGTCGCAAAATCGCCAAGGACGCAATCAATCAGATGCTGGAACGCTTCGACGAGTGGTATTGCGATGAGGAACTTAGGGAGAACAGGGGGTGACGGCGGTCAGGGTTACAAGCCCCGAGCTGCTCCAAGCCAGCTACGCCGGGTGCATGCGCGTGGTCACGTCGCTCAAGCGTAATGCGCAGGGACGGTACGGCGCGACCGAGAGCATGGACGGGCGCTGGCAAGCCGACATCGTCGGCTGCGTTGGCGAGCTGGTTGTTGCAAAAATGCTCGACAAGTTCTGGTCCGGTGCCATCGGCACCTACACCCCTGGGGACGTTGGCGACTACGAGGTGCGGGCGACATCCAAACCGACGAATACGTCGTTGCTTTTGCACCCGCCCGATGGCGACGACAAACTATTTTTCCTCGTCATCCCAACCCCGGACCCAAAGGTCTTTGATGTTCACGGCCCAATCCAGGCGCGCTACGGCAAGCTGCAAGCGTACTGGCGCACCGTTGGGGGGCGTTCAGCTTTCTTCGTCCCGCGAGAATTGGTCGAGCAGCATGGAGAGAGGACAATATGACCGAAATCATCAAGATGCTCGGGGGCGGCACTTTGACCTATTCGCCGGGCAACCATCGCTATCAGTGGCACGATGCCGACGGCAACGGGGGCAAAGTCGACCTCAGCGTCAGCTCGGTGGCGTCGGCGGCCTACGCGGTGCCATTCGGCGCTGCCTCGGGATGGGCGGCGAAGGTCATTCGCCAGGAACTGCTGAAATCCGATGTCGAGATTCCGACCGCCGGCGACGACGGCCGGCTCGACTGGGCCAAAGAGATTTGCAAAGCGCCCTGGCGCGAGACCAAACGCGCCGCTGACATCGGCACGCAGGTTCACCGTTTCATCGAGGACTTGGCCCACGGCCTGGAACCCGATCTCTCGGACGACGAGGACGTGGCGAAATGCCAGCGCGGCCTTGGGGAGTGGTTCCAGAAGAACATCAAAGAGGTGATCGACATCGAACGACGGCTTTACAGCAGACGCTGGAGGATCGCTGGGACGTGCGACATGATCGCCCGTTTATGGGACGGCACCGTGCAGGTTCTCGACTGGAAGGGCGTGACTGACCTCAGCGCGAGTCTGAAAAATGGTCATATCGGCCAGCTCACAGCCTATCGCTCGATGCTGGAGGAGGCCGGAGAACAGATCGACGGTTGTACGCTGGTCAGATTTTCCCGAGCGACCGGCAAGGTGGAGGCCGACACGCTGAAGAACCACCCAGAGAACCTCGCGGCGTTCGAGGCAGCGCTATGCCTCGCGCGGTACGAGCCTCAGATTGTTGTGAGATAGGCGCGTCGTGATGGCAGAGTGTCAATACGCCGTTATGCAGCCCTGCATCTACGACGATCCCGAAACCGGGGACCGAATCGAGATCGCCGTCTCGCCGTATTACTCTAAAATTTCAGTTAATCGCCGAACGTACTATTTCGTGCGGGAAACGGGTCAGTTTGATGGTGCGGCCACCGAGTATCTGGGAGGTCCGATTCTTGTGGTGTCTGATCGCGGCGACAGCGAATAGCGTGGTCGTAATTTAGCCTCCGACCGCGCTTAGGCGTGGGGGACTGGCCAACCCCCACGCCACCTTCTTCACGGCCACGGGAGATGCGACATGGCGAAAAACATTGTGACGCTGGACGTGCAGGGAATCTCGCCGGGCGAGGGTAGCGCCCCCGGAACATTGACCGGGATCGATGTCGATTCTGGCCAGGAACTCAGATTCAAAGCATGGGGAGAAATGCTCTCGCAGTTTACGATCGGCAAATCATTCAAGTTCGAGTGGTATCTCGGCAAGGAATATAAGGGCATCCAAGATATGTGCGTCTCGAAGCACGGGGATGTCAGCGAGGTGCCAAGTGCCGCCGGCAACGGCATCCAGAGCCCCATACAGGCACCGCCAGCGCGCAAGCCGGCCGCAGAGGTGCCCCCGCCCCCTCGGAACACACCTCAAGGCGTGATGGGCGCGGCACAGGGCACCCGCGAGCGGTCAATAGTGGCGCAAGCCATAATAAAGTCAGTGATCGGCGTCGTCGGTACGCCCGCCGACGTTCAGAAATGGGTCGACGTTCACGACGCCATCGTCGCCGGGAAGCGCGTGGACTGAGTGGGAGAGTTCTTTACCGTTTCTTGGTCGCGAACTCGGGTGTTTCCGCCCAATACAGGGTGGTCCAATCATGGATGACAACAGGAATCCATTCTTTCGTCTCACCGTTGAGGGCGCGCCGGTCGCCAAGGGTCGCCCCCGCATGACCAAGACTGGCCGCGTTTACACGCCGGCGAAGACTCGCGCCTACGAGGAGCGCATTCGTCAGCTAACAGCGATTGAGATGGTCGGGAGGCCAGCGACCGAGAGCCCGGTCATAGTCCACGTTGCGGCGGTGTTCGAGTCGCCGCCGAGCTGGTCCAGAACCAAACGGCTCGCCCTGCTACAGGGCGCCTTATCTCACGCAGTGAAACCCGACATCGATAATGTCGTAAAGGCGGCGCTGGACGGAATCTGCTTCGAGAACGGAGCGGTTCGGGACGATAAGCAGATCGTCGAGCTATGTGCATTCAAGCACTACGGCCCACATGCCCGCCTGATGATCGACGTGTTTGAAATCGGCAGCAGCACCGTGGACCGCTTCAGCCAGCGCTGGCGGGCCTGGGAGCGGCCCGGATGGGCGAGCCCGAAGTGAAATACAAGGCCATTCTAGCCGACCCGCCGTGGGATTTTCGGGTCTGGTCTGATAAGGGCGCGGGGCGCTCCCCAACCTACTCTACGATGTCGCCTGACGACCTGTTCTCGCTTCCCGTTGCGGATAAAGCGGCCTCGGATGCTGCTCTATTCGTTTGGGTAGTCGATTCCCATCTCCAGACAGCACTGACGCTGATCGACGCTTGGGGGTTCACATACAAAACCATAGCTTTCGTGTGGGTCAAGCCGTCGATTGGCATGGGCTATTGGAGCCGAAAGGAATCAGAGATATGCCTGTTGGCAACGCGGGGTAAGCCGAAACGTGTAAACGCCGACGTGCGTCAGGTGATTCAGGCCAAGCGGAGGCAGCACTCCCGTAAGCCCGATGAAATCTACTCTCGTGTCGAGCGTCTAGTTGCAGGGCCGTATTTGGAGATGTTTGCGCGACAGCGGTGGCCGGGATGGG